GCTGTGCCTAGATAATTTTCTCTGTTGTTGAGATCGGTCCTGAAGGCCAAGCTCTGACCCATAAACGCCATCACATCCAACAGGGCTATAAATTCCGAACTTTCAATATAGTCGTTGAAGGTTTCTGGATAATACAAGCGCAAGTAATCCACAAAGGTCTTGCGCAGGGTTTCAAAATCATAGCTTTGGAAATTGGCTTCCTGATAGGTCTGATAGATCTGTTTCCAGTCTTGAACTCCGAATATCGCAGTTTGTCTTGTAGTTGTGGCCATATGTATTCCAGTGTTGAGTATTTATGGACTTTAAAAACTACGTATATTATAAGTAGCTGGCCATGTTCTGCGTCTGATCAAAAAAGATAGACAAACGTTGGGCATCGGTGCTGGGTACCACAGTCAATTGCAGTTGTATCAGTAGTCCGTTCTGTTGAGGGAATACTTCAATTGAACTGATGTGGATCCTGGGATCGCCGCTGGCCACACGTTGCACTTCGTTGTACACAGCTTGTATGGTATCTTGAGTTTGATTCTCAAACACAAAGTTCCATAACGTGGTGCCATACCCGGGCACGCCTACCAGTTCTCCTTGGCGGATACTGAAAGCATTCAACAAGTCTCGTTTGATCAATTCAAAATCGGTCAAGGTAAAATACTTGTTTTGATTGATGGTGTTGAATCCAATAAATGTGGCCATGCTGTATTTAACCTATTAGATTGTTCAGAGAGTCTGATATTACGCCGCCGGCTTGTTTGGTTATATCTTGCACAGTACTGCTCACAGCGTTGGTAGCTGTTTGTTGTAGTTGACTCAGCAGTGCTCCGCCCTGACTCTTGAGATTTTGCAATATGTTAGAAGCGGCTGTTATATCGGCACTGGCATTGAGACTGATACTGTTGATTGATGGAAAATCAAACAGCGGAGTTGGCACCTTGGTGCTGCCAATGATTTTGGTCAATGCCACATCAAGAGTTCCTCTATCCACAGTATTGCTATAGCCGGCTGCCACTTGTGTACTAGATACCAGACTGTCACCACCGCCACCAAATAGTCCGCCCAAGCTCCCAAGACTGCCCAGGGCTCCTAGACTGCTGAGACCGCCAAAACTGCCCAACAAACTACCTACACCACCACCGCTCAACAGACTGGTCACTGAACTCAACCCACTGCCACTCAACAGGCCGGAGGCCACATCACCTATGCTACCACCATTCAACAGGCCGGAGACCGCACTACCCAAACTACCACTGCCACTCAACAGGCCGGAGGCCACATCACCTATGCTACCACCATTCAACAGGCCGGAGACCGCACTACCCAAGGGACCGGTGCTGCCAAGCAAATTGGTCACGGCGCCGCTACCTAGATTGGTCAAGCTGCTAATATCAAAATTTCCTAAATTGGATAGTGCCGCAGCAGGGTCGCTGAAAGCTGTGGCAAACTGTCCGGCCTTGCCGGTGATGTCGAGATTGCTGGTTAGATTGGATATGCTACTACCGATGTCGCCAGGCAGAGCATTCACTAGGCTGCTGCCAAGATCGAAAGTGCCCGAGGCCGGACCGGTAATACTGCCCAAAAGATTGTTGGCGATGTTGCTTGCTTGGCCGGTGATACCGCCCAACACAGATGAAACGGCGCCCGAGGACAATTGGCTCCAGGCTGCGGTGGCTGCTGATCCAAAACGACCAGCATTGGATACTAGAGCTCCTACATCTCCAATTGCAGTATTGGTCAAATTGCTGATTATACCACTGGTGTTGGTAAAATTGCCAACAGCATTGGTAATAGCATTGACAGCACCAGACGATATGCTGTTGATGTTGGTCAACGGACTGCTCAGCAAACTGGCTATGGCAGTACCCGACAAAGCAGATGACACCGAACTGGGCACCGAGAGACTGGCACCGATGCTGGCACCCAGCGCACTCACTGTCTGCAGACCGCTTTGACTGAAGATTTGACCTACCGAAGTGGTCAGGCTCTGAGCGGTAGCAGGCAAAATTGTTCCACTGGACACCAAGCTGTTGTATCCAGTTTGCAACAGATAATTTTGTGCATCTGTTTGTGACCCGGCGTTGTTCAAGAAATCGGTGACCGATTTTATTCCGTTTTTACCTGTCCAGATTCCAGCAGCCGACAGTACCGAGGTCATGGGCGATGGATCAAATATGAATCTTTGCCAAGTACCGGGCTTGACATATCCGGCCTGTTCCAGTTGTACACAACTGAATCCGTATTGGCCTACTCCTTTGTCGTCGGTCATGACCGTGGCCGGTTGATCCACTAGATTGCTTATCTGTGCCAGGATACCTTGAACCTGATTGCTGCTCAAGGGTCCGATGGGGTTGGGAGCCAAAGTTCCTGTTGCCACATTGACCAAGTCAGCTTGACCGACAGGGTTGACCAAGGGCGTGGCAGTCAAATTGGGCAGACCCTGTGAGATTGACACACCATTGGCTGCAGTCGAGACCAGGTTGACAGTGGGAATGTTGTTGACTATGGCCACTATGGCCTGTGTGTCGACTCCGGCTGTGCCTCTATCCAGCCGGCTGAGAGCAAACTTGGTCACTGTTTCAGTGGCACTGGTCAAGGTCTGTCCTGGACTGTAACCCACAAATGCGCCTGCAGCCACTTGACTGTAAAAGATCTGGTCGGCTTGCAACTGCGTGGTACCCGTGGGTGCAGTCATGCGGAACGTGGATCCTGAAGGAAGGGTGTAATTGAATACGCTCATGATATCTTGGTTATCGAAACTCCGACTGGTAAATCTGGCGCATCTATAGGTGGGCTGGGTTGGCCGCTGACCCCTAGACTGGTCTGGTTGTTTACACCTTGATTATGGTACGGGTAAGGTTCATGAGTGGGCGCTCGCGTGACACAACTCTTGGTGCCAGTGGGACTTACCTGCCAACCGGTGCTGGGGTTGAATGTGGTATTGGGTTGTAGATAATCAGTGATGCCTTTGGGAGCCGAAGCCGGCAGTCCTGGACCACTATTGAGCAACAACAAGGTGCCACTGAGACTGAGTGCAGCACCTGCACTCCAGCTGCCCAACTGACTCTTGATGGCCATGGTGCCACCGGTCTTGATATCCATGCTTTTTTGTCCAAACAGCTTGAGTCCGCCCTTGCATGCCAAGTCAGCATCCGTGTCGCTCTGTATGCTGGTACCTTTGGCACTTTTGAGATTCATTTTGCCACCGGCAAATATGTTGACATCTTGATCGGCATGCAAGTTGATAGTGCCTTCGGTTCGCAGATTGACTGAATTGGTTGTGAACACATCCAAGGTGCCTTCTTGACCCAGTTCTACCCAGGCCTGACCGTTGGCATGGCAGATGTAGAAAAAATTACCGTCGTCGCTCATGGTGATCTGATGTCCTTTGCTGGTGCGTATCCGGATCAGATTGTCAGTACCGTCTTGCGCTCCATCGTCCATGACCAAGGTGTGACCGCCCCGACGACCGATCACGTTGATACTGTCCAGGCTGATGGCATCTAGAGTCTTGGCATCGGCAGTGTCGCCCAGGCCACCTTGGTAGATTGCACGCCCCGGTGTGCTTATTCCATAACAGTGACTGGGGCTTTCGCGTTGCGCACTGGACCCAATGGGTCCACGCATGACATCGTTGTTGAGTCCTTGCTGGAACAGAATCGCGGCCACATAGCTGTGAACTGGTTTGGTGTCATTGAAAAACGTGGCGCTTTCACTGGTTTTGGGATTTTCTGGGCTGTCGTTGATTTCGGTGACCGGCAGTCGCGAGCTGTTGGCCAGATACGCAGCCTGTGTTGAATTCTGCGCGGCAGCCTTGTTGGCGGCCACCGATCCAATGGCCGGGATCATGTGAGTGACTCCGTTGTTGGGCAAGCATCCTATGTAATAGCCGTTGCCGGGATCATCATTGATAAAGATACAGATTACCTGCACACCAATATCGGGTGTGGTAAACCACATGCCGTAGCTTTGTGAGTTTCCGTCCAGGAAAGTGCCGGTTCCGGCAGTGCCACCTTGCGGTGTGGCTCCGTAAAATGGAGTCACGTAACTGACCCATTTCCAGGCCGTTTCATCTTCCTCGTTGGCTCCAAATGCCGTGATATAGACCTGCAAACGACCCATGCGTGTGGGGTCAGTGTTGTTTTTGACTATGCCAATATACGGGCCGCCAGTGCCAGGTGTGCCACCGCGATTCCGATCAAATGTTTTAGGTGTTCCACGACTGCGTTGATAATTTTGTAAACCCATGTGTTTTTCTTTCTGTCAGTTACTTTACATATCAATTGCTATAGTTGTTGGGATTCAATGGATTGTTTGGTGCCAACGGAGTACGATTTCCTGAAAAAGGTCCGCCGGGTTGTCGTGCTTGCAAGAACGGATTGAATGATGTGCCATTTGGACGGACTATACTGGCTGCCATGCCAACCGCGGCCTGATCCTGTTGTTGTGACGGTTTTAATGGAGTAGTGCCCGTGAGAGGTGGTGGCGATGTTGGTTTCGTTTTTGGTGCAACACGTTCTACTGGTGCAGTGCTGTTGGCCTGATCTGGTTTGCTTTCGATCAAGAGCTTGCCTTCCAGTTCTTGTTCAAACTTGCCACGGCTGAAAAAACTTCTACATTCAGATGCATAATAGGTATTGTTGACCTTGGGTCTTCCTTGGGTGTTGTTTAGATCCATCACACCAGTGGCAAAATCGTAATCGGCTGGCTGATTCCAGTTGATGTCAAAATTCACCATCTGGCTGTCGTAATTTATGCTGCCATCGGCATTGAATGGATCAAATGTGAACTGCTGTGCTGTGACCCCGGTAGTGACCGATCCTTGCTGTAGCCAGGCCGGGTCCCCCACTATCCTGATTTTGGCCAAGGCATAATCTGTCTGGCTGTAAAGGAAATCTGCGGCACTGTCGGCTGCTGCATTGGTATAGGTTCCGGTCTGTTGGCCAGTTTTTTCGTTGGTAGTGGGCATGGCTGTTTTGCTGTATTGCTCACGATAATTGATGGCCACAGCACTGTTTATCTGTGTTGCCTGGCTGCCATTCATTATGATCTTGTACAATGCATCGTATTTTTGTTCAAAACTCAGTACCTCGGTATTTTGCCCAGTGAACCAATAGTTGTAGCTCTTGTGACTGCCTCTATATCGGCTGTCAGGAAAATAGTCGCTCACCATCTTGGTTATCGAATACGGAGTGATCACAAAGGTCATGTGATAGGCAAAATCTCGCCGCAGATTGTCAAATCCCAGACTGACAGCCTGCACACTGACGTTGTACCAGGCTATGATGCCGTTGCTGGTGCTGGGTATGTTTTTTTGCGTGTTGGCATCAATCTGCGCGGTTGCTTGCTGGCTGATGTATTCACTGCTGCGCATGATCTGATCAATGACCTGGATGATTTGTGTGCCGGCCTGTACGTCCCAGTTTTGACTGTTGCTGCTTACTGCATCAGTTGTTGAATCTAGTGCTTGTCTGGCTGTGGCAGCGTTTTTGCCAGCGGTTTTTGATCGATCGGTACTGCCAGCTTTCTTGACCTTGCTGCTGCCCAGTGCGATTGGATTGAATTGGAATTCATAAAAGTCAGCAATTTGATAGATGCCGTCTTTGACCAACTGGTTCTGATAGGTGTTAAGGGCTTCGGCCAGACCGGTAAAGGCATAGTTGGAATTGCCAGTGGGTGCCGACGTGGCTTTGGCTGGCGGTGATGCAGGATCAACTGCGGTTGGTTGCTGTGGCTGTCGTACACCGGGTATCTTGAGATCAGCAGGTGTCTTGGGAGTCTCCAGCAACGGATTGCCCCGCTGTAGATAGGTGTTGGTGGCTGTGATGTAGGCATTCTGTGGTTTGTTGGTGAGATCAGTCATGGCTAGTATATTCCAGGAGTGTCACTATAGGTTAAACTATTACCCGCATTAAATGTTCCAAACTGTGTGATTTGCTGTTCAGCAGTTATAACTGTTGCTATAGTTGTGCTGGCATTGCCTGGTGGGGTTGTTGTTGTAACACGACCATCCTGTTTTGGAACCAGACCAGCCTGCGCCGGTTTACCGATCAAGAGGTCCTTGACCGTGTTTCCGCTTAACTGGAAATTGTATGGCACTGTGCCGCGTGCCTGGGCAAAGGCCAGCTGACCCCTAGGCACACATTCCACATGATATTCGATGCCGCGACTGTTGGAACCCGGAGCCATGGTAAAAGTGATGTTGACCAGCTGGAACGGATAGATTTTTTGTACTATGGCCTGTTGACTGCCGTTGGTTCCCATGATGGGTGCCTGCAGATTGCCCTGTGCGTCATAGCCGTAGAATCGTATCACAAGACAATACATGGCCTGTAGATAGTTTGGTGGTTGTATGGATATAGGAGCTTGTCCGGGTTTGTACAGCAGATTCTGTGCAGGATCATAGTCCCCGGTATTGTCGTATCCATACAGTGCAGACACAGCCGAATACAAATTGCTGACCAAGGTCACACCGTTGGGTTCGGTGACCTTGAACTTGATACTGGTAGCAGTGTGAGCCATTTGTGTGCCGCCCTGCGGAATCAAGGTGTGTATTTCAAGATCGTCCATGTAATAATCTAATGGAAAAAACTGATTACGAATGGGCAGGTTGTTGTTGGCAGCAGTGGCTCCTGTGGTCTGTACCGGTGCTCCGCCGCTTTGCATCAACAGGCTCCAGCCACCCACGTTACGATTTCCGCTCTTGATCAGATCATTGTATTGAGAATCGGTCATAAGATACCAGCTGAGCTGATAGGTGTAGCTGGCAAACTGATCCAGCACATTGGGCTGTGTGGGTATGCGTTGATTGGTATTGGACTGGAAGGCAAAGCGTATGATGTCCTGGGCCGAAGTACCAATACCATCACTGTTGGGGGCACCTTGGCCGGGCTGGCTGGCAGCGCTGGCCCGGAATTCGTTGCCAAGTATGGTATTAGCACCGACTCCACCAGGCAACAGGTTGTTCACTGTGGAAAAAGGCGGAGTGGCCTGACTCTGACTCAAACTCAGGCTCTGGTTGGCCGGCAAGCCCGATGTCAACAGGCGATTGTTGGTCCCCACAAACCGACTGGCCAGACCACCAATGCTGAACCCCTGGGCCGCAAGGCTGTTGTTGGCAACAGTAACCACAGTGTTGGCAATCGTTTCTGCCCCCACAATTGAGGTCACTGGTGAGGTGAGAACTGGTGGATTTTGACTGATGGCTCCTTCGTCGCGAGCATCTGCGGCCTCGACCACAATCTGGGCAGCACTGTCTTGTGGTTGGGCGGTTGCTGACAGCATTGCTGCAAAACCGAGTTGTCCGCCCTGTGCTACATATTGAGCATAGGCCTGTGCATTCAACGTGCCAGAGTAAGCACTAGAATAGGTGTCGTTGCCCAGTTGAATAGACGCCGAAATAGCCGCCATTTGTGCCAGCGACAAAGACTGCCCTGGTACATAAGGTTCACCGCCAATCAAAATTTGTGTAGCCATGCTAGATCCCCAATACTGCCTGCAAGGTACTGATCTGTGGTAGATAGATGGACGTACCGGCTGCAAAATCCAAAGGCGGTGTTGTCAAGGTATTGGGATTTCGTTGATAAAACACCCACCACAAACGACTGTTGCTGTAAAGGTCAAATGCCAACAGATCGGGCCTGTACTGATAGGTAGCCGTGATAGCCCAGTAACGATCGTCCGACAACACCGGTATGGGCCGGTTGGTCATGGTATCTAGGAAAAATTGGCTGTAGCCCGTGGTAAAATACGGACTGGCAGCATCATAGGTGACGGACATTACCAGAATCCTTTTGTGAGTTGGCTACCATTGGCAAAACTGTCTAGATTGAACACCTGGCTGACCTGTTGACGACTTTGTACCGGCAACAGGGTCAGCACTATTTCCATCTTGGTTGGCACATAGGTAGGGCTGTTGGTCAATGGTTGTGCTACCGGAGGGCGCACATTCTGTGCCGCCCCCTTGGTCAAGAAAGCTGATGCTAACCGAGCCACTGAGGCCAAGGCCGGATTGACAGTATTGGTCTGGGCACGCAATTGGTTTTGCGGAAGATTTAGATTGTTGCTGCTGCCGGCACGTATGTAATCCACATCAGCTGGCAACGAGTAGTTGAACTGGCTGACCAAGACCGGATGTTGGTTGAATTGAAATTCGCCCAGGCCGTTGAGATAGCAGATGGGTGGCGGTGATCCCAGGTGTGAGCTTTGCCCATAAAACATCTTGGTAACCGAACGGAAAAAGTGTATGACAGCCAGGAGATAATTGGCTTCTTGGGTGTTCTGTGCCGTGAATGCAGCGGTGACAGTTATGCTGTCAGTATAACTGTTCTGATAAAAATAACCACGATAGTTTGAATGTGTAAGGTCGTAGCTGTTGTAGTTGGCCTTGTAGCTGGTACTGATTGTGGGCGTGTAAGGAAATATGATGCCATTGGTGGCCCGAAGTGGCGACAGTATGCCCGAGGCAGCATCAGCTGCCGAATACAGATAATCGGCTCCGTTGGCCAGACTCAATCTCACACGCCAGTCAGTGTTGTTCACGCTGCGGTTTGTGTTGTTGATTGCTGGTTGATTCTGTGCGTTTGCAGTGCCGGCTCTGATAGCCGACGGACCTGCATTGAGCTGGTCCCCGCCGTTGCCGGCCGTGAATGCTGTGGAATCAGTATTGCTGGAGGCCTGTGCAGCTGCTACAGCATCTGCACCGACCGGGGTGGCCGACGACACAAAATTGCTGACATCAGTGCCGCCGGAGGCCTGTGCAGATGCCACAGCATCTGCAACAACCGGAGCCGGTGTTCCAACGAAACTGCCAACGTCGGTGGTGTTGTTTTGATTGAGACTGGATAGACCGCTAAGTCCATATGTTACTGGTGCAGCCAAACTGACAGTGGTGATTTCACCAGCCGGTGTTCCAACGAAACTGCCAACGTCGGTGGCGTTTGTTTGTATTTGGTTAGCCGGAAGCGGAGCACTGGTACTGTAGATTTGCTCTTGTCCTTGTTGTGTGTCGTTGGCACCAACCGGGCTGGCAGAAGAAGCACTGCTGAATTGTGTAGTGGTTGTGGTTGTAGTAGTGTTTGGCGTAGTAGTTACTGTGGGAGTGCCCGGTAGTGTGGCAGATGCTGCAGCATCTGTTTGTGCATTCCATTGATCATACAGCTCTGCTCGTTGCGCTTGTAGTGTTGCACGCTGGTCTGCTGTTAGATTTGGAGTGCCGCCAAAAGCAACCGGAGCTAGCTGTCGATTAATTTTGTCAATTTGAGATGACGTAGCATTGATCTGTTCCTGTAGTGCCTTGCTTTCTGGGGTGGGCGTATCTACCCCTGCTATTATAGTTGTTGTTCCGCCCCCACTGGTTGTTATGGTCGTAGTGGTGGTGGTTTTGACACTAGATGCCGGGGGCTCGTTGTCAAAATTATCTGTGTTATTCACTCCAGACTTTTGTCCAACCCCTATCACCAAAGGTCCAATTTTTCCGTCTAGGCCTATTACATAAGTTCCAAAATCGGCCTCGGTGATTCCAGCTTGTTTTGCCGCCGCATCCTCGCTCAACCCGTCTTGGATTAGTTTATTAAATAACGCTGCTTTAGCCGGATCGTACCCTTGTGCCATGATTGTTCCTGTATATGATATTTAGCCAGCTAAATAAACGGACCAGATAATGATAATGGTTGACATTCCTGCAATGTGTTGTAAAATAAATACACTTCAAGGAGAATCGCACGTGGCCACAACCACTTTCAAAACACCAGCAAAAATCAACTATCTCAACAATCGAGATATCTTAAAAGAAATACACCTGAGCAAGAACACCTACTGCACATATCTGGATCCGGTTGCCGATCATCAGTACGACATAATCTTGCCCACGGTATTGAAAATCAACCAAAGAACCGTGGCCGAAGCCAGACGCAATCGTGCTGACCGTATCAAGCGAGAAACTGGACAGGTCATCGATCCAGTCAAAATCGCCAACACTGATCTGGTGTTCAGGATCACCTGTTGGGAACACATACCCATGGCGCCCAAAAAAATACCCAAGGGTGCAACCAAAAAGAAAAAGATCCAAGACATATTCGAACTGGATGCCGTAGAAGAAGATCCCATCGCCGATCTGGTAGATGATGCTGTGCTCAGCCCCAATCATGTGCGATTGAACTTTCCACCGTTTTATCACTACCGTATAGATGAAAATCGCGAGCCGTACCTGGTGGGCAAGAGCCACTGGCAGGGTGACCTGGTACACGGCGAATTCTGCAAGGATCACGGCAAAATGACCCGCACCTTGGCCAACATGTTCATGAAACTGTGTGAACGCTATGCCACCAGATCAAACTGGAGAGGTTATACCTACAACGAAGAAATGCGCGGCCAGGCCCTGTTGCAACTGAGCCAGATCGGCCTGCAGTTTGACGAAAGCAAGAGCCAGAATCCATTTGCCTACTACACTGCGGCCATCACCAATAGTTTTACCAGAATCCTGAATCTGGAAAAGAAAAATCAAAACATCCGAGACGATATCTTGGAAATGAACGGTCTCAATCCGTCATGGACTCGTCAGAATGCCGGACGCAGAAATCCAGACATGATTGCCGGAGAGGTCGTATTCATCACTGAAGAATAGTATACTAGCAGGATGACAAATCTATTCCGTAAAGCAGCCATCTGTACTGACATACACTGGGGACTAAAAAGCAACAGCCTGATTCACAATCAGGACTGTGAAGCATTTGTTGATTGGTTCATAGACACAGCCCGGGCCCAAGGTTGCGAAACCGGCATGTTTCTAGGCGACTGGCATCATCATCGTGCCAGTATCAATCTACAAACTTTGCACTTTAGCCTGCGTAGTTTACAAAAGCTCAGTGCAGCATTTGAACGCTTTTATTTTATTCCGGGCAATCACGATCTCTACTACCGAGACCGGCGAGACATACACGGCGTGGAATGGGC